CTCGTGTCGGACATACCATTGGCTAGTTATCCTCTAGACATTACGCTTAGCACGGGCGCCTCTAGCGTCGAGAACAATAGCATACGCCAGCAACTCACCAACGTGGTGTATCTGCATACCAAGTTCACTTCCACTAGTATATCGGCCGGCTCAACGGTTACCCTAGGCAGAATTGGCTCCGCATATGCTCCTAAGGGCTTTGATGTAATATTGACGGCGTACACCTCTACGACTTCCTGTGCCGTATTCGTAACGACCGGCGGCTACATCAAGATAAAACCCCAAACAGCAATAGCAGCCGGAACATCGATATTCGTAAACGGCTGCTGGATTTACTAACTGAAAGGAATGATTCAAAATGGCGGATATTCGCACATTTCTTGAAAAAATTAAAAATGCCGTCTACGGCAGGGAAGTTCGCCAGGCGATTCATGATGGCATTCGCTGCTGCTATGACGACGGAAAAGCTGGCTCTATCGACCTTCAGGCCCGGGAAGATATCGCTATACTGAAGGATATGGTTGAATACGGTGTTCTGCAGTCCGGAGGCGATTGGTTCTGTAAGGACTTCAGTGAAGTCAACCAGGCTATTTTGTCTGAGGTAAAAACCATGCGGATCAACTCCGTAAAGCACGTTAGTATGCAGCTTGATATTCCCAATACGGTACTCTGTTCTGCAGGACGTATGTCGATCTATTACGGTATGTACTACGGTCCTCGGCTTTGCGCACATGCAGAGATTACCACGATGGATGGGTATCGTTTGCATACGACATGTTATGCTCCCGAAGGCGGCAGTCTCGCCGGCATGGTCTTCGAGGAGTGGGAGTGGGAGAATCCTCCAATGGGTCGCGACGAGGAGTATCGTACGACCGAGCGGCATCTCGGAAAGCCCGTGTACGCACGACATTTTCGAATCGACAGCTCCTGCATTAACAACGATGCTCCCGACCTCGACTTCATGAAGGTATTCGACGTCGACGCTACAGCGAGAATCACATCTGTACACGCAACGTACTGTAGCGAATTGTATAGGAGTGATGAAACGTTGTTGTCGGTTACACACCTTCCCTATCGCGTGTGTGGATCCGATATCCGTATCCAGGCATCCGTAGGTACAGATAGTTCCGCAGAGGCGTATAGAATGACCGTTCACGTATTCCCGCCTGAACCGAGTGATATTTTCTCCGGCGTCAACGGGTATGACCAGACGGTAAACAAATACGTCGACGTTACCATCAAATACACGAAGTAAAGGAGGCTGGCATATGGATCCGTGGCTTCAGACACTTTTAACTATACTGGGCTCTGTCGTAGCGTCCTCTGGCTTTTGGGCGTATATTCAGTCCAGACGAGATAAGAATGATGCCAAATCCAGGATGCTAGTCGGGCTCGGCCATGACCGTATCGTGGAGTTAGGTATGAAATACATTGAGCGTGGTTGGATTACTCAGGAAGAGTACGAGAATCTGAACGATTATTTGTACAAACCCTACGAGGAACTCGGCGGTAATGGCTCCGCCAAAAAGATCATGCAAGAGGTTAATCGCTTGCCGATGCACGCCTCTAAATTTGTTAAGGAGGTAGCCCATTAAATGAAAATGAGTAACAAGGTTTATGACATTCTCAAGTGGATCGCACTGATTGTACTGCCCGCTATAGCAACGCTGTATGCTGGCATCGCCTCTACCTGGGGTCTCCCCTACGGTGAGCCTATCAGCGCTACCCTCGGCTTTATCAGCGTGTTCCTTGGTACTGTGCTGCAGATCAGCAGTGCGCAGTATAAGAAAACAGCCGAATGACATATTTGTAAGTTCTGCTGAAGTGTAAAAAATTGGTGTAGGAAGATGCCAAATCGCCGTTAAATTGGCTAAAAAGTGGCTTATTCCTACACCATTTCTACACTTACTACTCTCAAGGCTCATTATAGCTCAATCGGAAGTTTCTTCATAATAAACACCTCACATAAATTGTAGTGCGTTTCGTCTGAATACTCCGTAATGGTAAGGTGTAATTAAGAGTAGTTAATTGTGGGATAGTGTAGGTAACTCCTGTATTATTCCTACACTAATCCTACACTCTATTTTATTTTTGCAATTTCTTCTCGAAGCCAGTTGATATCACGTTCAGTGTATACCTTTTCGGTCAAATCGTCAATAGCGTGACCTATCAATCTTTTAATTGCATATTCATCGACCCCATATTTCTTAGCCATTGTTACAAAATGCTTTCGAGGGTCATGCGGTCTATGTCTTTCGTTCAAATTCAAATCGTCCATTACGGTTGCGAAACGGTTGCTATATTTTTTGTAACTAAAGTTCAACATATCGCTATCGGACTTCCTATCGATGCAGTTTATCAGATACTCGCTTCCGAGTTCGACTGCTTCGTTATACTTCATTTTAACAAGTCCTTTTATTTTTTCATGAATTGGAACGGTTCGATTGGTTCCAGCGTCTGATTTAATCCCTCCTGTCATGGTCCATTCCTTAAGATCTACATCCTCAAGTCTAAGTTCTACTAATTCAGTAGGCCTCCATCCAGAATAGCATTGTATAAGAATAACATCCGCATATAACCTAGTATTAACATTTTCCCATAATTTAAACATCTCATCGTCAGCAAAGCTCATATGCTTTGACGAATTACCAGATGATTCCTTGGCCAAACTATCCGCCATCTTAACATCTCTTGCGTAATTCCTATCGACATATTCGTACTCGACAGCATAATCAAGCATCAGATTCAATGTTGACTTTATTCTGTTCTTAGTATTGTTACTCGCATACCGTTTCTCACCTTTGTCAAGTACATATCCTTCCTCGATACAAGCTCGAATGTGTCTAGCTCGCACCTCTCTTATACCCATATCGTATATCGCTGAGCAATAATTCCATGACGACTTAATTCCTCGTATTGACGAGTCCGAGTCGAGCCTTGCGAAATACTTTCCCGACCACTCATCGTATAATTCTTTTACGGTCATCGACTGACTTAAATCATACGGATCCTTGTTGTATTCCACCAGAGCAGTATATGCGTCGTTATATGTTTCGAAGAACGATTCTGGTTTTAATGGTTTACATATTGGTCGTCCGTTCTCATTCTTGCCAATAGTAACCATAGCTCTGAATGGTTTTCTGAGATTACGCCCTTTTATTTCGCTTATCTGACCGAATCCGTTGGGAAGTCGGCGGCGTTTGTTGTGCTTTCTAAGTTTTCTTTGCGTCATATTTGGCTGCAGCGGACAACCACAATGAGGGCAGGCCACAGCTTTGTCACTAACTTGAAGCTGACATTCGGCACATTTAATTAGCATAATGTTCACCTCTTTCCAATATTTATGGTTTGAAATCTTACTAATAATTATATATTATAGTGTATGAATAATCAATCTATTCCTACATTTCTAATCTAGATTAGACATATTTTAACCTAGATTAAACGACCAGAGGGTTACGGCATATATGACTATTAGTAAGACTTCAAAATGTCCCAGCTGTGGAGGGGAGCTAAAGCACTACGATCACGTTAGACGAATTGTACGTACGAAGGGAGGGAATAAATGCTGGATCAAAATTGCACGCCGTAAATGCGTCGCTTGTAAAGGTATACGCAGAGTGCTTCCTGATTACATATTTCCGTACAAGCATTACGATGCCGAAATAATACGAGCTGTTCTGGAGGGACATATCACATCCGACACTTTGGGCTTCGAGGACTACCCGTCTGAAAGCACCATCTCACGATGGACGCGAAAATAACATGCTCCTTTATGAAAGATAACACTTATATTTCTGAAAGGGGAAATTATTATGGCATTATTCAAAAAAATGGAGACTTACAGCATCGTGGTTGACAAGGAGACGAATTTCTGGGTACAGAGATTTGCTGAGAACCGCAGCGTCAAGGGACAACCTATTGGCGTGTGGAGCGCAGGAGATCTTATCGTAGTCAGTTTCAGAACCAAAGAAACCAGAGCGAACATTTCCAAGCAACTGAAGAACACATTCAAGGAGATCTGCGACGTCAGAGTAAGCGACTATCTTACATTTGTAACGAAGAGAAAGTAAGCCCGTTAACTCGGGCTCTTTCTTTTCGCCCGCATAAAAAACATACTCCTTTATGAAGTACACAATGAAAGGAGAACTAATCATGGCATTACCAGAAGTAGTGGCACGACTTAGATTGACTTATCATTTGAACATGATCGACGTTTGCAACGCAGCACACCAATTAAAAATGCTTAGTGGCGAGCGAGCAGACCGTGCAAATGAAAAGCATCTTAAACAGTGTCTAGACTGCTACGAACGACTTGGAGTTAAACTTCCAAAAGAATTCGTGGACTTCAAAAACGAGAAGAAGGAGACCCGTTAACTCGGGCTCTTTCTTTTTCTCTCAATTTTTCAGAATCTTTTAAATTTTCCACCGACTTTGCTTTTACTTGTGTCGATATTTGTCTTAAAATGTAGATACAAGGAGGCGATGACAAATGGAAGAATTCATTAAAGGATCTGTACCAGTGTTAGTAGCAGCCAGAGTATATGGTAAAGACGCATCTTGGGTGCGAGCCGGAATCGTTGCCGGTTGGCTTCCTATAGGCAAGGCTACTAGGAATGGAAAGCTCATAACTAAGGTCGAAGAAATCGATTCCAAGTACGGCAGAATAAACTTTTATATTTCGCCGAAAAAGTTATGGGAAGACACAGGGTATATATGGAAAGGAGAGAGATGTTAATATGGCAACATTAATACGCCCAGAACTATCTGAAAACAACAAATACTGGATAAGCAAGCACCGTTACTACGAGCTTAAACACTTCTGTTTGCAGTATCCTATGTGGAAAAAAGCATACGCAGCGTTGGACGAGCTTACTATTTCGTCACCTATATTGGAAGAATTGATATCCCCAACTAATGCTAAATCCGACCCAACTGCAAAATGTGCTTTGATAAAAGTTCACTATTCCGAAATGATCGAGATGGTGGAAAGAGTAGCAATGGACACAGACAGAGATTTATGGATGTATATTTTAAAAGCCGTTACCGAGGAGCTTTCATACAACTACCTCAAAATGAAATTGGAGATGCCTTGCGGAAAGGACATGTACTACGACCGATATAGAAAATTCTTCTGGCTACTAAGTAAGGAAAGATGGTAGTCCCGCATAAATTACACCTCCTATTATGAAAGACTATATGTTTAAGGAGGGTCATGCAATGACAGGATTTATTGTAAAGAAATACTCAACAGTAGTTATGGACGGAAGTGATATGGAGGTTATAAGCTTCATCACCGGACTAATCAGTTTGATCACCAGAGGGAAACATGGCGGCGTAACCTGTAAACCCCTCGATGATGATCATCCGACTATGATGGTAATTGAAACTAGAACCACTAAGAATACTTACGACGTAATAGAAGAGATGTTAACAGAGTACTATCCTGGGTTATGTGTATTCAACCCACCTATGTAAATAATTTAATTTAACTTGGTCCCGACACGGGGCCTTTTCTTTTTGCGCCAAATGTACAACTCCTCTTATGACAAAGGAGGTATCGACTATGAACTATTTGCTTATTGGATTACTAGCATCTATTGGATGGTATTTAGGAAAGTTTATTGTCATCGACATATTTGGCGAGATCATTTACAGACGATGGACGAAGACCGACCTATACTCAAAACTAGTAAAGAATCCGCAGAACTCGTTGAAACCAAAAACTGTAAAAACAAAAATCGGGTTCTATAGAGAGCCCAACGACTAAGAGTCCCTAGCACGGACTCTTTTCGTTTTATTATACATATTCCGTACGCGGGTGACAACAAATAATGCTATTTTAATATTAGAAAAAATCCCCGGATGGAATTTTATATAAAACTTTTTAGAAAGGAGAACAATCATGGACATCATTATTGCGATTATCGTCAGCTCTGTCGTTAGCAGCATCATCACGCTGTACATTCAAAACAGAAAGACGAAGCATGTCGGTACACTCGTAATTGACCGTTCCGAGCCTAATGAGCCGATGCCGTTCATCGAGATTAACAAGGGTGTTGGCGGTATTGAGGGTGTCGCTAATTGCGGTTACGTTACGCTCAAAGTAGAGAACCGCAACTACTTACCGCAAGACTAACAAGTCCTATTATGGAACATATTTATTAACCGAAAGGAGAAACAAAATGACTGACAAAAACAAGAAGCTGTTGGATGAGGTGATTACCAAACGCCTCGAAGAAGCACGGGACGCTGATGCGGGTACTGACGAAGGTAACGCTGCATTTAAGCAGGCCATGGACGCAATCGACAGACGCAACGAGATGGAGAACCAGTCGGCATCGAAGAAGAATGCTTGGATTGGACACGTCATTCGTGGAGCAGAAGTCCTTGCCGCCATTCTGGTCGTGCCGGTTGTGCAGCATCACTTCAATATGAAGTACGCTAAGACCCTGTGCAATTTCGAGAAGGACTACACCTTCACTACAACAGCAGGTAAAGCAACGAAATCATTCTTCAATTTTAAAGGCAAAAACTAAGTTCTAAGCGATGAAGGGGTCGTGCTGGCAACACGCCCTCTTCGTCTTTATAAATTTGTGAATTATGGTACAATTAAGGTAACGATAATTTGCAATAGGGGGTATAAATGCATATGAAAAGAGGCGAGTACGACGTAATTTACGAATACGACTTTGAAGACAGCAGGCGTTATGAGGAGCTTGATGAAAACGAGGACATGGACGAAATAATGGATCGGCTAAAAGGCACAATTGGGCGAGGAGATTGCATATATTGTGGCGCTTCGAACGGTATGGAATACGAGGGACATATTTGTTTCATATGTAAGTCGTGCGGGAAATCTGTCCACGAAGACCTATATTATAGATGGGCAGCCGGTTATACAGTAGAAATAGAAGATTAACACTTTAGTCCGTGCGTACAGCATGGGCTTTTATTTTTTGCTCGGTTGGTGATGTTTATGAGATACCACTACAATAAACCAAGTATATACCTGTCTTTATACGGCAGAGTACATATTTGCGAACATCCTGTTTACAGCAGATGTACCGTATTTGAGATTGAAGATTATGGCTTAGCGGTTATACAGCAGCGTTTCAATGAGGAGTATAAGTCCACATGGTGGGGCGAGCTGGATCCGTGGCTTACTGATGATATATATTTACACCCGAGATTTATGGAATACTTCAAAAAGAGAGCCGGAAAGTGTACGGACGGTTTATATCCGACTGTTACTGTACGCCAAATAATGTGGGCGCTTAAGATGAAACCTCTTCCTAGAGAACGTTGGGAAACCGTGTTCGATAGACAAACTATATGACTTCGCATGGTTTACAATCCCTATTATGGAAACTAAAATACTAATTTAGGAGGAGTAAAACAATGAACGAAAATTATGTGTACATCGTTGACTATCCGGGAGAAAAGAACAAGAAGACATTCAAAGAAAGAGTTTCTTCTATGGCTCACAAGACAAAGGATTGGTTCGTACGGAACCAGGAAATCATAATTCCGATTATACCGGCTTGCATCGCTGGCATCGTATCTGTGGTAAAGATTACGGGCAAGCATGCAAACCTGCGTAAGGAGGAAAATGTGAAGAACCTGTACTGCTATGACCGGTCCCTTGGGCACTACTGGGCCCTCAGAAGAGAACTCACAAATACCGAATGGCTCGAAATCGACAGACGGAAACGCAACGGAGAACGATTGGCTGACATTTTAGCCGAATTCAAGGTATTAAAGTGAATCCACAACAAGAGGCTTAGCTTAAATGACTAGGCCTCTTCGTTTTTCGCATATTTTACAACTCCTATTATGGAAAGGGGTGCAATGGACCTACTGGAAGAAAGGTTGCTGAATATGAAAAAGTTCGGCTAGATACTCTAACAAAAAGCTTAAATGCGTGAGGATGAACAACGATAAGATCAGACCATAAACGGTGAAAAGGGAACTCGCCCGCACCCAGCCCCTATTATTTTTCTCGCATAATTTACAAGCCTTATTATGAGAAGAAGAAAACAATTGGCCTATTGGGAGTTAAGAACCCGATTGAATACTATTATTCAAAACTGAAGACAAAGGGCCTGTGCTCGTGTGAATCGAAACAGTCACTACTTCTTCTTTTGTTTTTCTTCGCATGATTTACAAGGCATATTATGGAAAAACAAATAAACAAAAGGAGATAATAACAAATGGACAGACTTTTTAAGACAAGACGCAGCTTCCTGATTAAGGAGGAAGACATCATCAAAGCACTGAAAGTCTTTAAACGGCGCCGTCTGGATTCTGATATGAGGATCAGCAATTGCGGAGGCCTGGAAAAAGACAAGTGGTGTATCGAGGTGAGAGCCACCTCTACCCAGTGGGCTGCCATCGCAGGCATATTTATTAAGGAAGGAATTAGGTTCTATTAACCCATAGACATATTTACATTTCCAACACTAAAAGGGCGTGACAAACCCTTTTAGTTTTTCGCTTCGCAAAATTTACATGGGATATTATGAGAGAAAGAAGTGAGACGCGAATGTGTAGGTGGAACTCCTACCCACTTGGTGTCGGGGACATAGTAGAGAAACAAATCGTAAATCTATGGGAATCCGATTAACGGCTAGTTTTCGGCGGGCTAGCACCTGAAAAATGTTTAATAGAATTGCTCGAGATGGGTTTGAATCCCATCCATCAAATGATGACAAGTCTGAACCCGGGAAGAGCGGAAGGACGGGACGACGGGCGGTGTAGTTGGTTTGAATCCCTATGCTCACTTAAACATATTTCGAACTTTCTCTTTTCTTTTTGCCCTTCGCAAAATTTACAAGGGTTATTATGAGAGAGGTAGTTAGCTCAGTGGTTAGAGCGCAGGTGGAATTCCTGAGGTGACGGGTTCGAATCCCGTACTATTTCTTTTATTTTTTGCAAAATCGAAAGGAGAAATTTTAATGAAAGGTAAACAAGCATTGCAACAACTTTGTTCAAAAGCGACCCGCTATGTGAAGCGAAACTCATCCACTATTCTTACCATCGCAGGAGCTGCCGGCATGATTGCTACTGTAGTAACAGCCGTAGCGGCAACTAAGAAAGCCGTTGCCCTCACAAATGCGGCTAAGGAAGAAAAGGGCGAAGACCTGACCACTACAGAAGTATTGGCTACTGTCGCTCCGTCTTATATTCCTACCATACTTCTCGGAGGAGCTACCCTAGCTTGTATGTTTGGAGCTAACGCTCTGAGCAGACGTCAGCAGGCATCTCTCGTCAGCGCATATATGCTGGTAGATGGAATGCATAAGGAATACCAAGATAAGGTCAAGGAACTCCTTGGCGAGGAGACCCACACCCGAATTCGTGATGCCATCGCTATGGACCATTGTAAAGACGCTGGGGGATATGTTCCCGGATATGGTTCGTTGGATACGAACGGCGAAACTCGTTTGTTCTATGAAGAGTATCGAGGAAGATATTTCGAGTCTACCATTGAAGCGGTTCTCAACGCAGAGTATCATCTCAATAGAAACTTCTCAATGCGTGGGTACGCCAACCTGAACGAATTCTATGAATTCTTAGGACTCTCTGAAACGGAAGAAGGAGAGGTTCTCGGATGGTCGCAGTGGCAGCTCGCAGAACAGTATGAGGCGACCTGGATTGACTTCAGCAATCGTCTTGTTACTATGGAGGATGGCTTGGAATGCTATGTCATCGAGTTCCCGATTCCTCCTACTGTCGATTACGAAGAAGACTATTGTAACTGACATATTTCCGTTTTCGCAAAAAATACAAGCTGTATTATGGAATCATATAAAGGAGGAATAAATCATGAAAATTGGCAACTTATTGAAAGGACTGGTAAGAGTAGCTGGACCTGTCGGCACAATTCTGGGTGTCGCAGCAACAGTATTCACCGGCATTTCTCAAGCAGGCGAAATCAAAGAAGCATTCGACAATATGAAGAAAAAGTAAAAGGCTGAGGCCCTCTAATAAACGGAGGGTCTTTTGCTTTTCGCTTTGAAAGGAGAATAAGTATGCGCGCTAGCTGTGAGCGAGCCTTACTGGTTATTTACGACTACATAGCAGATATTGATAAGCCAGTTCGTCCTCGCTATGGCGTAGGTCGCTTTGAACAAATCAGTTATGCCAGATGGGCTGCTGATGAACTCATATGGCGCATCGTCGATAACAAGGACACACATCCGATAATCATACTTGAGGATTTTGTATGTGAGATGTGGAGGTATTCGCAGATTAGAAATCCTCATTATTATATATTCATGATCGCACTACAGGTTGGCGAGGACATTCTCGACATCTACCGTGCGATGGAATAACGTACATATTTGAAAGGAGAACCTGAATAAACATGGGAAAACAAAAACTATCGCATTTCGTTAATCGAGTGGGGACTAAGCTGGTCGAGCATAGCCCCGAAATTCTCACCGGCCTCGGTATCGCTGGTATGTGGACCGCAATCATATTTACTGCAAAAGCCACGCCCAAGGCCATCATTCTGCTGCAGGACGCCGAAATCAAGAAAGTCGACGACCAAGTGCTGGCGGGAAAGGAGCCGGACGAAATCGTCGATAAGCTCACCCCGCTCGAGGTCGTTAAGGCGACTTGGAAGTGTTATATTCCGCCCATTCTCATGGCGGGCGTATCTACGGCCTGTTTGATCGGTGGAAATTCTGTCAACCTTAAGCGTAATGCAGCCCTCGCTACTGCATATACCTTGTCCGAAACAGCTCTTAAGGAGTATCAGGAGAAGGTAATCGAAACCATCGGCGAGAAGAAAGAACAAGTCATCCACGAGGCTATGGCCAAGGATAAGGTCGAGAAAGACCCTGTTAGCAAGCGAGAAGTCATCATCACTGGTAACGGTACAACTCGCTGCTACGATGCCATCTCCGGAAGATATTTCGAGTCCAATGTACAGAACATTCGCACAGCAGAGAGTACCCTCAACAAGCGCCTGATCAACGAGATGTATGTATCTCTCAATGAATTCTACTGGGAAATCGGTCTTGAAAGCACTGAGCTTGGCGACCAGCTCGGATGGAAGATTGAGAACGGCGGCATCGACCTGAACCTCAGCTCTCATCTGTGTGACGATGGTATTCCTTGCCTCGTTGTGGACTACCGCATTGCTCCGAAGTACTGCTACAGCCGGTAACCGCGCGAAAATTACAACGCCTTTAATGGAAGAAATTCCAATACCAAAATTCTATATTATGAAAAGGAGAAACAATTATGAACGAATTCACTACTGAAATCATGGAAGACAAGAAGATCATCGACAAGATCGTGGAGGCCACTCCGGTCGTAACCAAGCCCAAGATGAACTGGCGTAAGGTTGGCGTGGGTGCTGCGGTTGTAGGTGCGGTTGGCGCACTGGCAGCCGGCGTATACTACGTCATCAAGAAGTTCACCAAGGACGACGAGCAGGCCGAGGCCGTTGACAACGTCAAGGTCGCCCAGCATGACTTCGTGGAAGAAGAAGAAACCGAAGAATAAGAATCACCGGTATGTGATAGCGGAGGACACTCGAAACTGAGTGTCTTCCCTTTTCTTTATGCGAAAGGAGAGTTAGCTTATGAAGCAGTATTCGTACGACGGTCCCGTTCTTGAATTTGAGAGATGCATCGCAAATCGCTGGAAAGCGTCTACGTGTGCTGCATCCGAGAGTAAGGCTCGTTGCAATCTCGCATATAGATTCAAGAAAGAAAACAACAAAGCCAAGACCGCAAAGATAATCCTTCCTGGAAAACTCAGTGTGGTCGAGTGAAAGGAGAACTCGCATGGAAGAGTACAAATCAAATTCCTATAAATCAAAAGAGGTGCCTAAGACACCCGAGAAGCGGGCAACCAAAGTTGTCGCAGAACCTGTAAAGGTCAAAAAGAAGAGTGAAATCGGCAAGTTCATGGGTACATTCGTATCCGAGGAAGCCGACAGTATCGGTAGTTATATTTGGGAGGGTATTGTCGTTCCCACTATCAAGGATACATTCTTCGAAATCGTCAGCGGCGGCCTCAGCATCTTGCTGTTCGGAAAGAAGGTAGGTTCTTCTAAGGGCTCTACTGGCTCCAAGATTTCCTACTCCAGCTACTACAACAATCGGGACTCCCGTCGTGAACCCGAAGAACCTCGAAGCAGAAGTCGATTCGACTACGAGGATATTATCATCAGAACCAGAGGCGAAGCAGAAGGTGTTCTCATCCAGATGGAAGAACTGATTGACCGTTATGATTACGTCACAGTTCTCGACCTGTACGATATGCTCGACCGTACTGCTCCCTATACCAGCGATCGCTACGGCTGGACAAGCATCAAAAATGCTCGAGTAGAGCGAGTAAGGGATGGCTATATGCTCAGACTTCCCAAGGCTCTGCCTCTCGACTGACATATTTGGAGGTAATCACCATGGAAAATAAGAAAAACAACAAGGGCCTGAGCTACAAGATCGGCTACGCTTGCGGCATGATTCTTGTCGGCTGCGTTATGACGCTCGTGGTCATCGGAACCGTCGTCTTGGCAGTTGCTCTGCTGAGACATATTTTCTAAAAAATAGGTAAAGGAGATAATTTCATATGAAAGACAATAAGTTTATGAATAAAGTAAGCCTGCTTGCCAATAAGGCAGCATTCGGCATCAAGAAGCACAGCCCTGAGATTCTTCTCGTTGGCGGCACCATCGGCATCGTAGCAAGTGCCGTTCTTGCCTGTAAGGCATCTACTAAGGTAGGTGCTTTGCTCGACGAGGCAAAGACTACTGTGAACAACATCCACGAGATTGTGGAGAACCCTGAAAATGCTGAGAAGTACACCGAAGAGGACGGCAAGAAGGCTGTTGCTGTTGCATATGTTCAGACCGGCTTGAAGGTTGCTCGTCTTTATGCTCCCGCCATTGCTCTCGGTACTGTATCCATCGCCTGCCTGTTTGCTTCCAACAATATTCTCCGCAAGAGAAACGTTGCCCTCGCTGCTGCATACGCAACTGTTGATGCTGCGTTCAAGGACTACAAGGGCAAGGTCATCGACCTGATCGGCGAGGAAGCAGAGCGTAAGCTCAGACTGAACCTCAAGTCCGAGGTCATCGAGGAAACCGAAATCGATGAAAACGGCGAAATGAAGACCGTTACCAAGACCGTAGATGTCGTTGACCCTAACGGCATCAGTATGTATTCCAAGATTTTCGACGAAACCAATCCCAACTACGAGCGCAACCCTGAGTACAACCTGATGTTCCTGAGAGCCCAGCAGCAGTATGCCAATGACCTGCTTAAGGCGAGAGGCGTCGGCGGTCGTGTGTTCCTGAATGAAGTGTATACCATGCTCGGCTTCGAACCCACCAAGGCCGGTCAGGTTGTCGGTTGGAAGAACGATCCCAACAGCAACAAGGGTGATAACTACATCGACTTCGGCATCTACAATGTTTACAGCGAATCCGCTCGCAACTTCGTGAACGGCCTGGAGTCTGCTGTTCTGCTGGACTTCAACGTAGACGGCAACATCTGGGAAGACATGTAAGCTTCCCGTACATATTTTGACATCGGGGTTCCGCTTCATAAGAAAGATTGTCTAACGAGAGGAGGCATCACGATGCATGAAGGTGTACTTGTTACATCTCATATGTTTGCAGCATTGGCAGGCATATGTTTCATAAGAGGTTTAGCTATGTTGTGTGGTGGAAGGAGGAGGTCATTATGGAGAGCTTCGAAACGGTAATCTCCGTACTTGACTATTCGCTCGAGACCAGACGAAAACAACATATTGCAGGGGGCATACTGTTAAGTATCGCCCTCCTCTTTGGCGGACTAGCATTTACCGCCATGACACTAAAATCAAAGGAGAACAATGATGAATACCACGATTAAATGTTGCTTGGCATTCGTCGGTGGTGCGGCCATTGGTGCCGCTGTTGCATGGAAGCTCCTGGAATCTAAGTTCGAGAAGCTCGCTCAGGAAGAAATCGATTCTGTTAAGGAAACGCTGCTTAATCGCAATAAGGCTAGCAAACCTGAAGAAAAAGAATCCGATGACGCTCTGAAGCCTGTGCCCACCAGCAAATCCAGCCTCGACGGATACCACAAGCCTAATGACAAAGAACGCGTCGACTATTCGAGCATTCGTACGAGCGACGTGGCTAAAAAAATGGCAGATGTGGAGAAGCCTTGCGTAATCCCTCCCAATGAATTCGGCGAGTACTACGACTATGAAACCATCGGTCTCACTCATTACTCCGACGGTGTACTCACCGACGAGAGCGACGAGATGATTGACGATATCGGGGGCGCAGTCGGCGAGGATTACGCAGACCACTTCGGAGAATATGAAGAGGACGCTGTACATATTCGAAATGATGTACGCAAGTGTTACTACGAGATTCTCCGTGACTACAGGAAGTATTCCGATGTAGTCGGTAGCAATCCGCATCAGATGGAGGGCTAATGTCTAGAGTACTTGATGCTATAAGAGACGAGTATTATGACTGGATGTGTAGCCTTGTACTTAGCGACCGGCGTGTAAGACGTAGGTCATATTCCAGACTCCTCAGATACTTGCATGAGCGAGAGTTTGTATATATTCTCGACATGGACGGTAACCGAGCAGAGGATGGGATTGACCTGCGATACCGGTTTGCATACGACAACCGTTATACATATCCTGTCGTTGCCAGCTATCTGGACGACGGACCGTGTAGCATCTTGGAGATGATGGTCGCCCTTGCGCTTCGATGTGAGGAACATATTATGGACGACCCAGACATCGGTAATCGTACCGGTGAATGGTTTTGGGACATGATTTCGAGCCTCGGACTATGGTCTATGACCGATTCCAAATTCGATGAATCGTTCGTCGAGAAGGTAATCAATAGGTTCTTGGACCGTAGATACAATCGAAACGGCGAGGGCGGCCTGTTCACGGTCGAAGGATGTGAGCATGACTTGCGGACCGTAGAGATATGGTATCAAATGTGCTCATATTTAAATACTAGGTGAAAGGAGAAAGAACATGGACGAAATGATCGCCTATATCTTCGGTAAGATGCGTGTTACCGAGAACGCCCTGAATAATGTCGGTAAGGTCATGAAGACACAGAATGCCATCAACCGTAAGCTTGCCATCGGTATCATGCTGAGCGGTATTGGTTTCATTATGACCGCTGCCATTATCCAGATGCAAGACGACAAGATTAAGCAGCTCTCCGAAGAAATCGAGAAGCTGAAAGAACCCGCCGAGTCCACGGAGGATAATACCGAATCTGAAAACTAAGCTGTGAAAGGAGAAAAACGACGTGGTTGACTTTTTGATAATTTCAACACGTTCTACAAAGCGTGGTGTAATTGAAATCTATCCCAGATTTCGTTTATATCCGAAAAGCAGCGATTTGATGATTCGAGGCGGCGACTTCTACGCCATTTGGAATGAGGAACTTGGCTTGTGGTCTACGGATGAACTGGTTGCATTGCAGATGATAGACCGTGAGCTGGACAAGTATGCAAAAGAAAATAGTCATAAATTCGACGGCGACGTACGAGTCCTGCATATGTGGGACTCCGAGTCGGGAATGATTGATTCTTGGCATAAGTATTGTCAGAAGCAGATGCGTGATTCGTTTCATATGCTTGACGAGAAACTTATATTCTCCAACACCGAAACGAGCAAAAAAGACTACGCTAGTAAAAGGCTGAACTATCCGCTTGAAGCTGGCGACATATCTGCTTACGACAAGCTGATGTCTACTCTATATTCTCCGGAAGAACGGCATAAAATCGAGTGGGCAATCGGGTCAATAGTGGCCGGAGATTCGAAAACAATACAGAAATTTATGGTCTTGTACGGTCCTGCTGGTTCGGGTAAGTCGACTATCCTGAACATTGTGCAGCAGCTCTTCGAGGGATATTATTCTGTATTTGATGCGAAGGCACTAGGCTCGTCTAGCAATGTATTTGCACTTGAGGCATTCAAAACGAATCCTCTTGTCGCAATCCAGCACGACGGTGACCTGTCCAAGATCGAGGACAACACTCGCCTTAACAGTTTGGTTTCCCATGAGTTGATGACGATAAACGAGAAGTTTAAGTCTACTTACGCTAATCGTTTTAAGTGTTTCCTCTTCATGGGCACAAACCGACCTGTCAAGATTACAGACGCTAAGTCAGGTCTTATCAGACGTCTTATCGACGTGACACCATCCGGTAACAAACTCCCTCCTAAGGAGTATAAGGTAGCATTCGAACGTGCTAGCTTTGAGCTGGGTGCAATAGCGTACCATTGTCAAGAAGTATATTTGAGCAACCCTGGCAAGTATGACGATTATATTCCGATTGCGATGCTGGGTGCGTCCAATGACTTCTACAACTTCATTATTGACGCATACCATGTGTTCAAAAAAGAAGATGGAACTACGCTCAAGGCTGCGTGGGAGATGTATAAGACATATTGTGACGAGGCGAAAGTAACGTTCCCTTATTCCCAAAGAATCTTCAAGGAAGAGCTTAAAAACTATTTCTGGGATTACAAAGACCGATTCAACTTCGATGACGGCTCTCGAGTTCGTAGCTACTATAGCGGCTTTAGAACTGACAAGTTCGAGGAGCAGCTCGATGATAAAAAAGAGGAAGGGGCTTCTGTTAAACATATTCAGTTTAAGAGGCAACCCTCTACATTTGATTCCGAGTGTGCAGATTGTCCTGCTCAGTATGCTACAACGAAGGAAACCCCAGCTCAAAAATGGGATGAAGTCACGTCAAGACTGTCTGAGTTGGACACATCCGCGGTTCATTATGTGAAAGTCCCAGAGAATCATATCGTCATCGACTTTGATATTCCTGACGAAAACGGCAATAAATGCTTCGAACGGAATCTCGAAGAAGCAAGCAAATGGCCGCCGACATATTCCGAGCTTAGCAAGAGCGGTAACGGCATTCATCTTCATTATATTTATACTGGAGATGTTACCAAGCTGAGCCGAGTATACGACGACCACATTGAAGTTAAAGTGTTCACCGGTAAGAGTTCGCTTAGAAGAAGGCTCACTAAGTGTAATGACTTGCCAATCGCTACTATTAGTTCTGGTTTACCACTGAAAGGAGATAGCAAAATGGTAAATTTCGATGCTATACAGAGCGAGAAGGGGCTTAGAACACTAATCAAACGAAACCTTAACAAGGAAATTCATCCGGGTACTAAGCCCAGTATCGACTTCATCTATAAGATACTGGAGGATGCATATTCTAGCGACTTGTGTTACGACGTTACGGATATGCGTAATGCAGTATTATCGTTTGCGGCTGGTAGTACTAACCAAGCTGCATATTGTATCAAACTCGTCAATAAGATGCAGTTTAAGTCGGCTGACCCTTCCGAGGGTGTGAAAAACGACGACGCTAAGCTTGTATTCTATGACGTTGAGGTGTTCCCGAACCTCTTCTTGGTCAACTGGAAGATTCAAGGCGAAGGAAAGCCTGTTGTACGAATGATTAACCCTTCTCCTAAGGAGATCGAAGACCTCATGAAGTTCCGCTTAGTCGGCTTCAACTGCCGAAGATACGACAATCATATTTTGTATGCTCGTTTGATGGGCTACGATAATGCGAAGTTGCACGATCTGTCGCAGAGGATTGTTGGCGCTAAGAAGAACTCCGGAAGGGACTGCTTCTTTGGAGAAGCCTACAACGTATCGTTTACGGACGTATACGACTTCGCTGCAACTAAGCAGAGTCTGAAAAAATGGGAAATCGAACTTGGTATTCACCACCAAGAGCTTGGTTTGCCTTGGGATCAACCTGTTCCAGAAGAACTGTGGCCTAAGGTTGCCGAGTACTGTGACAATGACGTTATCGCAACTGAAGCAGTATTTAACCATCTTCAGGCAGACTGGACAGCAAGACAGATTCTGGCAGACGTTGCTGGCATGACCGTCAACGACACTACCAACACTCTGACTACCAGAATTATATTTGGCAAGAACCGCAAGCCTCAAGACCAGTTCCGCTATCGTAACCTTGCTGAGCCCGTTCTCGATATGGACGAGGCTATGCACGACTTCCTCAGAGAGTCTGCTCCTGACATGGTATCTCAGACTCATGGTGAAGCCGGAAGCCTTCTGCCATATTTCCCTGGCTACACTCACGAGCGTGGTAAATCCATCTACAGAGGCGAAGAGGTCGGAGAAGGCGGTTATGTATATGCCGAACCTGGTATGTACGCTGATGTCGCATTGCTTGACGTCGCTTCCATGCACCCCACAAGTGCAATCTGTGAGGTTCTGTTCGGACCCGAGTTCACCAAGAGGTTCAAGGAGATTAAGGACGCTCGTGTTTATATTAAGCACGGCGACTACGAGAAAGCAAAATCCGTTCTGGATGGTAAGTTAGCACCATATTTGGATAGTGGTAAATACTCTGCTGCTGACCTTGCTCAGGCTCTGAAGATTGCCATTAACTCTGTGTACGGTCTGACTGCAGCTGCTTTCGAGAACGCCTTCCGTGACCCTCGTAACAAGGATAATATTGTGGCTAAGCGTGGCGCCCTCTTCATGGTAGACCTTAAACACGAGGTTCAGAAGAGAGGCTTCAAGGTAGCACATATTAAGACGGACTCTATCAAGATTCCGAACGCTACTCCTGCTATCGTTCAGTTCGTAATGGACTTCGGCAAAAAGTATGGATACATATTTGAGCATGAGGCTACGTACGACAGAATGTGTCTGGTCAACAACGCCGTCTATATTGCGAAATATAAGGACGGTAAAAAAGCCGGTCAGTGGACTCCTACTGGCGCTCAGTTCGCAGTACCGTATGTCTTCAAGAAGCTCTTCAGCAAGGAAACTATCGAATTTGAGGATATGTGTGAGGCTAAGTCTGTTAAGTCCGCATTATATTTGGATATGAATGAGGACTTGCCTGACTCTACCGAATACGAGAAGCAGCTCGCTAAGCTTGAAAAGGATTATGCGAAGACTTCCGACCCGCAAGTTCAAGCCGCTATTATGCAGGGTATAGCAGACCTTGAGGCTCTCATCGAGGAAACACACAATTATATTTTCGTCGGTAGAGTTGGTCAGTTCTGTCCTGTTAAGCCCGGATGCGGTGGCGGCCTCTTAATGAGGGAGCAGGACGGTAAGTACTACTCTGCGACTGGAGCAACCGGATATCGCTGGCTGGAGTCCGAGATGGTCAAGACTCTTGGTAAAGAGAATTGCATCGACCGCTCCTACTACGACAAGCTTGTTGATGCTGCCGTTGAAACTATCAGCGAATACGGTGACTTCGAACGCTTCGTATCTGACGACCCGCTTATTCCCGATCACCCGCTTGACGATGACGACCTTCCTTGGTACATCAGCGAGGATTATGACGATGCCTTTAAGAAGAGGTAAAAATTATATTTAAAAGGAGAACGATAAATCATGGCATATAAAAATGTAGATAACCTTATCATCGAGAATGCTCGAATCATGTTCCGCAACTTTGCGGGTAAGAAGACCAAGTATAACGACGAAGGCAAGCGCAACTTCTGCGTTGTCATCGACGACCCTGCAAGAGCCCAGGCATTGGCAGAGGACGGCTGGAATGTTCGCATTCTGGCTCCTCGCGATGAGGATGAAACTCCTACCCATTATATTCAGGTGGCTGTCAGCTACGACAACATTCCTCCCAAGATCTTCATGATCACCCGCAGAGCTAAGACCCTGCTGGACGAGGAGAGTGTCGACTGCCTGGACTACGCTGAGATTCGCAATGTCGACCTCATCATCCGCCCCTACTGCTGGGAGGTTCGTGGCGAGCAGGGCGTAAAGGCATATGTGAAGAACATGTATGTCACTGTCGAGGAAGACGAGTTCGCGGAGAAGTATGCTGCGCTCGAAGGTCCCGAGGAGACTCCCTGGTAAAAATGAGCCAGAAACAGTGCAAGAACTGCGTATTCGGTAAGCCCGCAGGATACCGTCAAGTCATCTGTAAAAAGACGAACACCTTTCAAGCGGAATTATATTCTTGTAAGCGTCATAAGGACAGGACGGATCCTAAGGGTAACCGTGATTAATCCTAACGAAAGGAGGATCGCACATTGGCGATACAATTGCGTGACTATCAACTCAAAGCTATTCAGCAAATGAGAAATGGCTGCATATTATGTGGCGGCGTTGGTTCGGGTAAATCTCGAACCTCTTTGGCATATTACTATATGACACAGGGAGGCGAACTCAACACTGCGGAGTACGTTCCGATGGGTGATCCTCCTAAGGATTTATATATTATCACAACCGCTAGAAAGCGAGATACATTGGAATGGGAGGGCGAGCTTGCGCCCTTCCTTCTTTCTACTCATCCAGAGTTAAATCTCTACCAGCATAAGGTGGTTGTCGATAGCTGGAATAATATTGGCAAGTATAAGGACGTGAAAAACGCCTTCTTTATATTTGATGAACAACGTGTTGTCGGTTCGGGAGCATGGGTTAAAGCATTCCTGAAGATTACCAAAGTCAATGACTGGATTCTTCTGTCTGCCACGCCAGGCGACACTTGGACTGATTATATTCCGGTGTTTGTTGCGAATGGGTTCTATAAGAACAAAACAGAATTCATTCGAGAGCATATTGTGTACAGCCGATTCAGCAAGTATCCGAAAGTCGACAGATATGTAAACACCAAACGACTAATCCGTTTGAGAGATAGGATTCTCGTGGACATGGACTTCAAGCGAGAAACCATATCACACCATGAGGACGTCTATGCCAGCTATGATATTCCCATGTACAAAGACACTATGAAAAAAAGGTGGGACCCATATAAGAACGAGCCCATCATTAACGCTAGTGGTCTCTGTTATATTCTACGGAAAATCGTGAATACGGACGAGTCAAGACAACTGGCTTTGCTGGAATTGTATGAGAAGCATCCGAAGATGATAGTCTTCTACAACTTCGACTACGAGCTGGATATTCTGAAAGGACTATACTATGGAGAAGATGTTGAAGTGGCTGAGTGGAATGGACATAAGCATCAACCAATACCAGAAGGAGATGCTTGGGTGTATCTTGTCCAATACACGGCCGGGGCAGAGGGATGGAATTGTGTTAAGACCGATACAATTGTGTTCTACTCCCAAAACTATTCCTACAAAGTTATGCAACAATCGGCCGGACGGATTGACCGCCTCAATACACCTTATCGACACCTTTGGTATTACCACCTCAAGACAAGATCCGGAATCGACTTAGCCATTAGTCGAGCTTTGCAAAGTAAAAAGAAGTTCAACGAAACTCGGTTTACTGGCTGGGATAAGGTCGCATGAACTACGCCTTCGCATAAAAAACATATTCCTTTATGAAATAATAAACAACAAAGGAGAATGTTTTATGAAAAAGGCTACGGAAAAATATGGAAGAACTATCTTGACGATTTACAATCTGGACTGCTTGTATGACGACTTTATCGTCGCGCTAAATCTCTTGAACGAGAATGGCGTGAAGTATAACGTCGTGCAGAACGGCAAGTTTGGAGTTGAGATTCAGGTTAGTTGTTCCGACGAAATGTATATTTGGCTGAACAACGAACTGGATCATATGTTTGGAAGTTATTAAAAAGGCTAAGGCCCTGAGAAAAACTCGGGGTCTTACGCTTTTATATTTTCGGAGGTATTACATGGACGGACTAACTATATTTTTGGCATGCCTATTACCCGGAGCCATTGTGTTCGGATTCTATTCGCCGATGTTTATGGGAAATTGGTTAGACAAACTTTTAGAAAAACCTGCAGCATTGCTTATTAAATTCGCTGACAAATTCAAATAAAAAATGGGCCCGTAGCTCAGTAGGTTAGAGCAGGTGACTCATAATCTCAAGGTCCTCGGTTCAAATCCGGGCGGGCCCACCATTATATTTTTGAAAGGAGACAAAAATAGCATGGACATTACCAACAATAAAGAAAGGCAGGTAGTATGCGTTTCGAACGACGTCGGAAGTACATTTCCCGGGTTCGATAAGGAGCATCTACTGACTGTCGGCGAGAAGTATACCGTGATTGATGTGGAGGTTCACTCATGGCATACTCTGGTAACCCTCAAGGAATTCCCCAACGAGCAGTTCAATAGCGTACTGTTCGAGGAGGTGGAATAAGGTGCATATCTTTGATAGCGGCCCAATGTTTCACGTTAAGCTCAAGAAACCAGAGATCGGCATTAACGATGACGGAGATATGACCATTTGCCACGTTACCAATAATATTTACGCTGAGATGATCGACCGTCACGAAACTGCAATCTATGACGCAATTGTCAGAGGTGCTGAAGAGGCCGGAATTACAGATGCATATTTACTAGATAAGGATTTCATCATTTCTGCTATCAGAGAAAAAATGGATCGAGATGACAAAGACCGGTCCGTGGCGTTAGCAGTTCTTAAAGAATTTTCAAGAGACATGTATCCTAGTTATGATCTGTTCGGTAACAAGACCCTGGTCATTAATCGAGACAAATTTGAAGCGATCCGAAAGAAATATTTGGATGTACCGAGGAAAGGAGAATAATATGTGGCCCGAAGAACGCTATAGCAGTATCATGGACGACGAGCTGCGGCGAATCTATAGACGAATTCAAAACGCTCACACCAAAACTGTAGTTCATCACGAAACCTGCCCTTGCTGCGGAAAGAAGCTCGTGAATCTCTACCGTAAAAGTGTAGAGAGCAAAGAGTGGAAGTGCAAGGCATGTTGGGAAAAGGAGGAGAAAACAAATGAGTAACGCGCAATCCCTGATCATCGGATATTCTTTCAATGTGAGGGAAAATACCACAGTCTTAATCGTTGGCAGAAAAACCGTTGGTCAGGCCGTTGAGATCATCAACGCTTTCGAAGGTAAGGAAGCCGAAGAATTATATTTGAAGCTGACTACCAAGAAGGAGGCAAAGGCATGACCTGCCCCAAATGCGGTAGCTCGAAGACTCGAGTAGCCGAACCATTCTACAATGATGTCGACTATGTGTTCCGGAGAAGAAAATGCTCCGATTGCGGGAACAGTTTCAGAACCGTAGAGATGACTATACAGGATGACTCCAAATTGAACTATAGATATTCTGATGCTTACATGAAAAGGAGAGGAAAAACAAATGATTAAACTTGAAAATGTCGAAGTACTGGGTTGGGAGCATGCTATCCGAGGTATGCGTAACCCCATGAACTCTTGGGAGAAGAGTGATAGCTGCCGCTGTGTCGACCATGTCGGCTGTGAAGGGTGCGCGGGGGACGGCGGATCCGATATCGGATGCACGTTACCCGGATTAGACCCTTTCGTAATCGGTCCCAACGACCATCAACTCATGATGTCCCTGGCTAAGGGCGGTCCTGTTCACGCAAAGTACAGACGGATGATTACCGTCTACCTCGATATTACGGCCCCTCTATACTGGTGGAAGGAGTTCGATACATACAAAGTCGGTACTGTTGCCAACTCCTGCAGCACCATGCATAAGATTCATGCGAAGGAGTTTGAGCTAGGCGATTTTAGCCACGAGCATCTGTTGGATTGCGATGCTGAAGAATTGCCGGGCGAAGATATGTTTCCTGCCCTCGAGTATGAGGATGACGAAATTATCTATAGAGAAAAATGGGATTCTGTCGAGGTTCTGAAAGTCACCATTACAGCTCTTAACCACTACCGCAAGAAATATCTCGAGGCCAAGACCAAGCCTATGAAGGAAGAAGCCAAACGTGCCGGCCTGATGAAAAAGTACTGGTGGCAGATGATTCAGCTGCTGCCCAGCTCCTACAACCAGAAGCGGACGGTTATGTTGAACTACGAAGTCCTGCACAACATCTACCACTCCCGCCGACATCATAAGCTCGATGAGTGGCACGTACTCTGCGACATGATTGAAAACCTGCCTTACTCCGAAATCATCATCGGAGAGAAGGAATGAGTCGTGGCAATAAAATGCTGTAACGGCTGCGTTCCACCAAGACGAACACCCACCTGCCATTCGACCTGTCCCGATTATATTATCGAGAAAGCCTTTAGTGAGGCAGAGCGACAGGAGGAGTTTGAGAAGCGTCAAGCAAAATTCCGCATGGCTGACCAGAGGGTAGATATTATGAGCAAACGTGTAAAACACCACGGACGCAAATTCGTGGACAAGACCCATTTTAAATTTGGATAAGGAGAAAACTTATGAAACCTAGTGAGAACGCCATCTTTATCGGTTGTATTATATTTGCGGCGCTGATTCTGCTGCTCTGCATTATCGTATAACTGTTTATAAAACCAGCACAGCTGGAACATCTCGCATAGCGAGTATTTGAAAGGAGAAAAAAACTATGGCTAAAGTAATCACTGTTCAGGACTGCGAGGAACTGTATGCTCGGTTCATGAAGTATACCGAAACCGCTGAGCAGCACGAATTCCCCCTGCTGTTTGCGATCAACACCAAGCTTAACCGCACGATGACGAAGATTCGTCTGACCGGTGAAGTTGGCGATCAGTCCGAAGCCAGAGCAATGTTCCGCGTAGTTCTCAAGACTATCGGCGGTGATATTTCCGAATACAAGGAGGAAGAAAACAAATGAAAATGACAGACGAAGCCGTTAAGCGGCTTGAGGATACCGTTGACGGATTCTCGAAGAAGTATGGCGTTGAGGTCATTGCCGACCACATGGTCCATAGTAGAACAACCTATTTAACATTCGTTCACCCTGCCGTCGATCACTACGTTAAGAAACATCCGTTCCACTGGGATGATGTCTCAAGCATTACCGCAGGTCTTACTATAATATTCGCCGATGTCCTAAAGTGGATCGAAAACCGCAGCGATCCTTTCGCATACCGCGACGAC